GGATAGGTTCGGCCATCATGGTCAATCCTCGATCAGACTAAAATCTGACGTGCTGTCCTCGATTGCCTGCGCCATGATGCGCCGCAATTCCTCCATGCCCTCGACAGACTTGCCGTCGTATTGGCCTTTCAGCTTGTGCGGCCAAAAGTTCAGGATCAGCGGTTCCCCATGTTCGCTTTTGATATTGCATTGAACGTGCCAAGGCGCTTTTTCGGGGTTAGGTTGGAAAAATTTCACCCACTCGAAACGGCGCATAAACGTTTCAAACGCAGCGCAATTCGTCACTTGGTCTTGGTTGTTGTGATTGTAGTAGAGTTGCATCGTCTGTGCCTCTGATATTCAGTGGCCCGGCCCCCATTGCGGGGACCGGGTGAGTCGTTCTTTTGCTTAGAAGTCGTCTTGGGTTTCCAAGACGGGGGCTTGCGCCGGGGCGGCGCTGGCGGCTGTAACCGCTGGCGCTGCCGTTTGTGTTGACGCAGCCGTTGCGATGACAGGCGCGTCATCCTTGAGGCAGTCAGGGCGCGGCACCCACTCTACAACGGCCAAGATAGGCTTGTTCGACGTTCCAGATTGAAGCGTTTGGCTTTCCACGCCAGTCTGTTTTACCAGTGGCAGCAAGCGGCCATTTTCAGACTTTGCCGACCATTCCGCCGCGATCTGCTTGGACAGTTTCGAAAAGGCATCGTATGCGCCGAACGCAGCCTGTTCCCATGTCGCCGCCTGCCCGCCGCCAACGGCGCAACGGATCGAAAGCGCCGCAGACCAAGCGTATGCGCCGGACTGCTTTTTGCTGTCATCCGGGCGCGGTGTTGCCTGCGAAAAATGCGGGTTCCAGCGCTTTTCGGGTGCCTGCCCGGTTGCGCCATCCTTCATCCAGCCAAGTTGCAGCGTATCCAGATCCAGAACGCAGCCATTTTCGAACGCCGGGATGACGTTCTCAAACTTCATATCGTTGGCGTCCTTGCCGCGCAGAACCCACGATTTAGGCTTGAAGCCCTTCATCGCAGAACCGTTTGATGTCCAAGACATCCAAGGGCCTTTGGAACCGCCAGTGTCGCCTGTGTCGATGCTAAACATGTTTTTCGTCTTTCACTTGTGCGCTCAAATCGCGCTGCCTCAGAATTGAATCCCAAGGCTGTTACCCGGTGCCGCCGGGGTCGGATCAGCTTGCGCCGATGGGCTTGTCGCATTGGCAAAGCCAGCGCGGCATTCTTGTTCGTTCTCACGAATTTCTGCGGACATTTCAGGGTGCGCCAAATGCAGGGCATCCAGCATGAAATATTGTCCGGCGAGGTAGCCTTCCAAATCATTGAGGCTTTCGACACTCCAAATGACGGAAAGGCACTTGCGCTTGAAGCGGTCCGCACGCTGCCAGTTTGACAGATCGACGCTCAAGCCGTCGTCATGCTCATACTTGCCAAAGCTGCCATAAGGGCGCTGCGGCTGATCTTGCGCGACGGTTGCGATTGCAAAGGTCATAGCGATGCCCCTTTAATCTCAACGGCGCGTGTGTCTATTACGGCCACCTGAACGGCACCGCCTTTGACAACATCGCCGCGCTGGATCGTCAGCGCCCACTTGCTGTCGTCAACACCGATCACGTCAGCAATGCCGTCTAGGCCAGACTTGATCGACGCCAGCATGTTGTCGATATCGCGGGCGCGGCGGTCAGGCGGGTTAAACGTAATGCTCAGGTGCAGCCCCGTTTCAGCAAGATGCGCAAAATTCATCCGCGCAGCCTTCGCCAGCCACGCGCAATCGGTGCGATATTTCTTGCGGATCGGCGCAACGGCCATGCGGTGAACGCGGGCGTTAGGCGACATGCGTTTATCAGGCCAAGGCAGGGTCAGCATCAAACACCGCCGATCTGGTCGCACACGTCAGCCGCAGCGTCAGGGGCGGGAACGTAATACGAGGTCCGCGCGTCAACGTGCCAGGCGAAGCTAGTGCCTACGCGGTCGCGGGAACTCACAACGGCTACACGCGCCGCGCGGGATCGGGCGATAGGCGCGGAAGGAATGGCAAACGGCGCTGGGGATAGCGTGGGGCGGGTCATGCTACGTCACCACTGTCAGTGGCCGCTATCAGGGCCGCGATGTCAGGTTCGCCATATTTCGCAATGGCGTAGGCGATGCCGCGCTCTTGCCCAGCTTTGCCAATCTGAGCCAGCAACTGCCCCCGCGCTTCATGAGGCAGTTTCGCGTGGCCTAGATACATCCACAGTAGGCCGTATGCCTTCTCGGCAGCGTCTCGGATAAGTTCGTGATCGGTCATGCGCGGGCCTCCGTGGGGGTGGGGGATAGGCCAAGGACACGGCGCAATTGGCCGTCCGCTGTCAGTCGAGCCACCTCGGCGCGGATCATCGCCAGTGACAAGCCGTCCATGACGTGGATATCCTCGACGCCGTAGCCGCTATGCAGCCGGGTGTGGATGACGGTGCGCTCGTAGTTGCTAACTATGCCCTTGAAGTCTTTCGCGCGGGGCTGTTGTCCGTGCGGGCGTGACAAGCCGTGAACCAGCGCGTCAGTGTTGCTGGCCTCGGCGCGGTCCGGATCAAGCGAAATACCCGGTGCTGCCATTTTGGGAAACTTATGCAAGGCTGATTTGCCGGGGGCGCTACGAAATAGCGCATCCATCTTGTCATTGCAGGCCACCCATTCGCCGCGACCAGTATGCGGGTCAGAATTGGCGATGATGTGGCGTTCCCAACTTGCAGCAACGCCCCGATCATCCAGCATCAGCAAATGACGGAACCGCATGTTAAATGGGGAACCAGACATCAAACTCGTCAAGCGGCTGCGCGGGCGGCAAGTGGTGCCGATCTTGGCTATGTCGCCGCCAACCAATTCGATGCAATAGAGGTATTCGCTGATGCTCATACCGCACCTTCTTTCGGCACGGCATCTTGTAAGCCCTTGGCCGCGTTGCCATGTGAAAGATCACGCTGCCAGCCACTAGGGAGATTGATATCGCCATTTTCGCGCATCAACCGCAGACCCAAGTCAACCTTGGCGTATGTCTCTGGCCAGCACCGCTTGCCCTTAAGGAGGCGGGCGTAGAATTGACCGCCCTGCCCGATTTTTTCGCCAATGGTGGACGGCTTTACGCCGAACTCCGTTGCCGCTTCTTCAAGTTTGGTGATTATTTCATGAGTGTTTGCCATGACGTCTTGTAATGTGATTTATCACACACAACAAGGGGAAATTTCACATTTCACCAAATCCATGGCCTGCTCTATAAGGCAGCGCATGGATGCCAATGATACATTTCGCAAAAACCTGAAAGCGTTGCGCCTTGAGAAAGGTTTCAACGCCCGTCAGCTTTCGGAACGCGCCGGACTAGGTGAGCGGAATGTAAAAGACATCGAAGAGGGCAGATCCCAAAGCCCCAAGATTTCCACCGTTTTTTCACTGGCTAAGGCGCTAGACGCCGATCCGGCTGAAATGATGGGGTTGGGGTCACGAGTTAAGATTAACTCTGATCTGGCAGATTTTCTTGAGCAATTCGACGCAGAAGGTCAATCACGCCTTCTAGCTGCTCTTGCGGCGTTTCCGCGCAAGCCTGGCTGATCGCGTAAGCGAAGCTAGCCGCCTGAAAAGGCGTTAACGACAATATTTCATCCATAAAAACCTACATTTTTGCTATATATTAACCTTATAGTTGTGCTTCGCCTTGCATGGCAAATGTGATTTTTCCCAATTGTTCTTGACGGCGTGTGAAACTTCACATACTCTAATCCTCAACGGCACTAACGCCGCATAGAGGATTGCCCCATGCTGATCGGCAAGAACTACACCGGCAAGATCCACGCGATCTACTCCACGTCCAGCGCGAACAACGCCGTTGGCCGCGCTGCGTGTAGCCAAGCCATTGTCGTCAACAGCATCGACGCCCCGGCAATCCATTCCGCTAACGAAACCCAGTTCTGCGGCAAGTGCTTCTCGGCAAAACGCCACGGCACGCGGAAGGCGAACGCCCTAGCGATTCACGAACCCGCCTAACCCATCTGGGCGGGGCGATCCCCCGTCCCCACACATAGAGGACGAGACCATGAACACCCAACTGACCACCCGCCGCAACGTGACGCCAGAGCCTGACCTTATCACGGCAGACGGCGCAGCGATCTACCTTCCCCAGCCTTCCCGCGTTCGTCCGCTGGGCAACCCGTGGCAGCTTGTCACGGACGCCGAGGCGATTGAGCTTCCCGCATACATGATTGCGCAGGTGTCGGCATGAGCGCCCCTGTCAACGATGGTGGGCCAGCTTTCGCCCACGGGAACCACGAACAAGGCGGCGATGCTGGTATGTCTCTGCGTGATTACTTCGCAGGCCAATTTTTCGCGGGCGCTGTAACAAGCGGAGGCGATGAAATCGTTGATATGCCGTTGGATGCGGATGCGGATGAAGTCCGCGCCTCACACTTCGAATATTGGTCGCACGTCGCCCTTGCCGCCTATGCCGCAGCCGACGCGATGCTTGCCGCCCGCGAGGTGCAGTCATGATGACCGTAGAGCAATACCGCGCCGCCGTTCACGACGAGATCATCCGTGGCGCTTACGTCCTTATCGCCGTGTGCTGCGCTATCGCCGCAGGGGCTGCGCTGGCTGCGAAGGTGATGGCATGACCCGCGAAGGGTGGCAACCGATTGCAACCGCGCCGGATCATCTGCGCATATTAGTGGCTGGCGTCCAGCCAAAGAGCAAAGGCGGGACTAAGGCTTATTGGTGGTGGCATGAAGATTGCTGCGAAGATGGCAAGTCTATCAGCCACCCAGACGCAACGCATTGGTGCGCCGTAGACATCCCAGAATGGCCGCACAGCGCACAACAGGCGCTGCTATGACCCGCCCCGTATTTTTCTACGCCGCGCTGTTCTGCGCAACCGTGGCCCTCAAGTTTGGAGCATGGCTATGACATTTCCTGATAACACAAATTGCACCGCAGTAGCAAAGGACCGTGCCGATTGGCTGGTTGATGCGGTCGCTACAGCAACGCAAAACCGCGCATTTCTTCGCGGCGAAGCAGAGTGCGACGATGTTGCTTGCACCGCCATTTTCATGAACGGCGAAAAAGCGATCCTGACGGCAATGGCACCCCTCGCCGCCGAGGTCATCGCCCTGCGCAAGCGGGTGGAAGCGGCAGACGCAATGGCGGAACTGATTGAGCCATATGTTGTCTGCGTCGTCGCAACCGAAGGCGGGAACTCATACGCACTTCGCGCCGCCCTCGCCGCCTACCGCGCCACAGGTGCCGCATGAACGCCCGCAGCGCCCCGCTAGGCCCGCCCGATGTGGAGACGTGGTGGCAGAACCGCCCGCACAGCGTTGCCGACTGGTTTGACGCTGCGCCCGTAGAGACACAAGCCGATGTGGACGCCCGCCTTGCCGCGATGGCCCGCGCTGACACCGACCGCATTCGCCGAAACGGCCCATACTGGTGGCTGAAACCCCGCAACAATCCGGTTGCATATGGCGGTCCTGTAGATCGCGGAATGGGAGACTGACCATGAACGCCTTCGCCCCGATTATTGCCGCCGATGACGCCACGCGCCGCGACAACTTCGCCGCCTTCATCGCCGCACGAATTGCCCGCGCACGCCGCGTTGCCGCCACGACTGAATACGTGGTGATCCGCGACGACGCACTAGCGCAGATCGCGCACTACACGAAATTGACCGCCATTTTGGAGACAGCACAATGACCGAAGCAACAGCAAAACCAACTGGCCTAGACCTGCTGCGTGAACCGTTCCCATCAAACCAGATCAGCAAGCTGCCAAAGCCAACCAAAGCGCAGACAGACGCCGTGCGCAATGACTTCAAGTCCGGCATTCGCTGCCAGCTTTGCGGCGCATGGCACCACAAGGACGTGGTGCACCTAGATTACGTTGGCCACGCCGCTTTGACCGATCGGTTGCTAGATTGCGACCCAATGTGGAATTGGGAACCGCTGGCACTTTCTGCCAATGGCCTGCCCGAACTGGACCGCAACGGCGGCATGTGGATCAAGTTGACGGTCTGCGGCCAGACGCGCCTTGGATATGGCGATGCGGAAGGCAAAAGCGGTGGGAACGCTGTCAAGGAATTGATCGGCGACGCCATGCGCAACGCGGCCATGCGGTTCGGTGCTGCGCTGGACTTGTGGCACAAGGGCGACCTTCACGCGCACGACCTGCCAGATGATGAACCGAAGCCCGACCCGCGCAATGATGCACCGAAGCCAGCCGCAACAGCTACGCCGAAATACCGCGAAGTAGCCAACGGCATGATCGCCGCAATGCGCAGCGTGACAGACGCGGCGAAGTTCAGCGCGATCAATGACGATCCGAAATTCAGCGGCGATTACGATTGGCTAGAGGCGCAATCGCCCGACGATGCCAGGAACGTGCTGTCTGCCATTCAGGACGCCCGCAAGCGCACAGGCGCTGAAAAGGTGGCGGCATGAGCACAACCACGCGCCCCATCAAAGAAGCCCGTGACGTGTTCAATCTGGTGCAGCTTATGAAGGAGCGCCAGAAGCCGTTTACCGTCACCATTGAGGACGGCATCAAGCGCAGCAACCGCCAGAATGACCTATCGTTCAAATGGTATCCAGAAGCCGCCGCCCAGCTTGGCGACGGCACCGCAGACGAAAAGCGCGGCTGGTGCAAGCTGCATATCGGGGTGCCGATCCTCTACGCCGAAAACGAGGCGTGGCGCGACCAATACAAGGCGACCGTGAAGCCCCTGCCATACGAGTCCAAGCTGCTGATGATGCAGGCCCCGATTGACTTCCCCGTCACCAGCAAAATGACGACGAAGCAATTCACAGCCTACCTCGACGCGGTGCGTGTCCACTTCGAGAGCCTTGGCGTGGTGCTGACTGTTCCGGTGTCGGCATGAGCATCCGAGGCATTGCCCCTATCGGCTCATTGGCAAAGGACCGCACCCGCAAGGACGCGCCGAAGCTGCGCAAGCCCGTCCGGCAGATCAGCCACAAGCGGGCAGCGCACCGTGCGTCGGACGCTGGCAAGGCTGGTCTGGATCACATGGCCCGCGTTGCCGCCCTGCCCTGCGTGATCTGCTGGGAATGGGACATGCGCCAGAATAGCCCGACCGAAGTGCACCACGTCAAGAGCGGGCGCTACGGAACGGCGCGAGAGGACGACACCAAGACCCTGCCCCTTTGCCACAGTCACCACAACAAGCTGCGACCCTACCCCGGCGACGAAGCCAAGATCGGCTACCACAACGGCCAAGCCACTTGGGAAGCCGCATACGGACCAGACCACGACTGGCTGGCGTGGGTTGAAGCCCGCCTCGAACTTAACCCGTAACCCGAAAGGACACCCCATGCACACGCACACGCACCGCTATTACGTCGCCCCCGTCACGCTATCGCCGCCCCTGCCCGCCGCACCGCGCCGCTTATATGACCCGCTGGCAGATGTTCCGCTGGCTGTCGTGTGTACCTTGGCGAAGGGGCGCAAGACATGACAACGCGCGTAAACATCGCATACGTCGCGCCGCCGATACCCTGGCGCGAATACGATTGGGAGGCCACCGACGGCGAGATTGTCGGCCAAGGGCCAACGCAAGCCGACGCGATTGATGACTACCTGTACAACTGGAACGAGGCACAAGATGCAACACACCCTGCAAACTGACCTGAACCACGAACTGAACGCCCGCATTGAGGAATGGCTTGCCGATCACCCAGAGGCGACACCAGCCACGGTTGAGAACGCGCTGATCGACGCAGGCACCGACTTTGCCGCCCGTGTGTCGATGGCCCGCGATGCTGCGGACGAGCGCGGCGACTGGATGCTTGAGCAAAAGCGGGACCGCGAGGTGATGGCATGAGCATTGACTGGGACAAGTGGTGGCCACATTGGAAAACGCCGCGCAAGTCGTCCATGCACGACAGCGAAACAGAGCAAGCGCCGTATATGGTCACGGTGCAGGCGAGCCACGTTAGCGGGGACGCTGCGCTTTTCGATAGTGAACACAGACACCAAGGTTTTGTCGCCCTGCGTATCCACAGTGCCAGCCGTGACCGTGGCCTTGGCCGCGATTGGATACACGCAGACCGCGAACTGATCGAAGTCAATATGAGCCATGCGCAATGGGCTGCGATGATATCTACCCAGAATAGCGGGAGCGGCGTCCCAGCAACTTTGCAACACATTCTACACGAACGGGTTGAGCCGCCGAAGGTTGACCGCCGCACAGAGAAGTATGGCCATGAAATGCTGGCAATGGTGCAAGGGGCAGTCGATCGAATTGACGAACTATCTCAGACAAAGATGACCAAGGCGCAGCAGTCCGAACTAGCCATGATCCGGTGCGACATCACGTCAAGCATATCATTCGTCGCAGACAGCTTTGACGAGCACATGGAGACGAGGGTTGAACGTGCCAAGAGCGATATCGAAGCACATATGAACGCCGCCGTGCAACGCGTTGGCCTTGCCGCCCTCGGAAGCAGCGAACGGCTTGCAAAATTACTGGAAGGTGAGAAGCAATGACCCTGCACACCGAAACCCCCGCACGATACGCCGAGTTGCACACTGGCGCTATGGCCAAGCCTACCCCGCCGCCTGTAGCGCTAGGCGTGGCGATGCTGACATACGCATGCGCCGCAGCTACCGTGCTGGTTATCATCGCCCTGACACTGCCGCACATCACTAGCACAGTGCTCTTGGCGCTAGGGACGTGGTGGACTGAATTGCAATGCCTGAACTGCGGGGGGCTGTAGGATGCACATTGAGACCGTCACCTTCGCCGTGAAAGGCGCACAATTTGAGCCAAACGATACATGGCACTGCCACTGCGGTGCCGCGCATAAGTTTGACGCATATGCCGCCGCGCATTGGCGCGAAACGCTGACCCATACCTGCAAATGCGGGACCGTCCGCGACTTTCATGCAGGACGAGTTAAAAAGGAGGCCCGCCCATGACCGCCCAGACAGACCCCACGCCGAACAGCCGCTGCAGCCCGATGGAGCACGAGCGGGACTTGCCGGATGCCGCCCAGACAGACGCGCCGGAGACACTGGCCGACACGCTACCCCGTGAAATCGCCCGCGTGACAGCCAAAAAGGAACGCTGGCAGGGCTACATGCGCGACCACGACATGGGGCCGGGAATGCAATTCAGCATCAACATCATGCAGCAAGAAATTAAATCGGCAGTCCGCGCCTGCGCCAGTGGCGACGTGGTTGAGATGATGGCCGCGCACGAGGCATTGAAGGAATACAGCGATGACGATTGACCAGACAGACGCGCCGGACCATGCCGAAATCTGGCTAGAACCGAAAGCCGCAGAATATACCGAAGAAGGCCGGATGTGGTGCCAAGATCAGGTGTGGGACGAAAGCGACGGGACACCGCAACGTTACATCCGCGCCGATCTGCACGACGCCGCGCAGTCCGAGATTGCCAAGCTGCGGGAGGCGCACGGAAACTTGTGGGCTGCTCTGGCTGATATCGTGGAGTCGCCTGGCGCTGCGCCTAATGCAACGGTGCGGCGTATGGCTGCATATGCTGAGAAGGCGTTAATCAGCGACACCATTGCAGACATCAAGCCAGAGCCGCGTTTCTACGTCAGCAAAGAAAAACCCGCCACCGATTAGGTGACGGGCAACTTCGGGCCTGCGTAGGGCAAGGTTCATTGTCGGAAGGTTGAAGCGTCATACGTCGCGATAAGTATTCGCCCCGTCCTACGCATCTGCGCCACGTCGTCGCCTCCAAGGGCTGCGGCGTGGTTCGTCATTAGCGGATCAAGGACGCTTACCAGGGCGGGCTGATTTGCCACGGCGCTGCAAGAACTCAAGATCGCCACTGCCGTCAGGGTTGCCAGTATCCGCATTGTTTGCCCTTTCAAAGGTATCCGCGCGGGATTGCGCATCGTCAGCGGCCTTAGACGACCGCCCCTTGAGGAATGCTAACACCGCAACGCCAAGTGCGGCAAGGACGGCGATTGCCTCCATCATGTCTGGTCCACCACGCGGCCAAACAAGCCCAGCACAAGCAGCGCCATCGTGCCATATGACACCCAGTCAACCGGGATGCTGGCCTTCATGTCGTCGGGAATCATCGCCCATGACGCTTGGATAGCAGCCGCCAGCGCCATCGCCTGCACCGAGAACGCGCGCCAAAGTTTCTTCCATTCAGGAACTAATCGCATTTCCTATCCTCTCAAGGTTCGCCCGCATTGTAGCGCGGGCGATGCCTTTGGTCTAGCGGGGTGGTGCCTCCTACTTGGGTTGTTGGGCTGGGCATTTATAAAGCGGATCGCCATTCTTTCCTGCTGCCCACGCTGTCATTGCTGGCCAAATTGTCGCCAATCCGTAAATCTGAACGGGCACTTCGGTGCCGCATTGGTGCTGCCAACCAGCGCCGCTACCAACGGCAAACATCGCTGCGCCCACCAAATACGCCAAAACCATTACTGCTTTCATGTCGCTTGCTCCTTTAAAGCTTGTTCGGCTCTACTTCACGAGCCGTGGCAATCGCCATTGCCATTCGGTATCCAGCACGAAGGCAGGATCGCTTGTACGCCTGCGGCTCATTCAGAAGCGGGAAAGTGACGCCAGCCATGCGATCAATCGCTTGAGCTTCTATCTCTGCCGCTATTTGCAGATTTTCGTTTAAGTCGGCCATGCGCAGTCTCCCCTACGGTTTGTTCGGCCTGATTAGCGCATACATCGACTTGAGGCCGCGCTTCACCTTGCCGTCGTATTGCCATTTCTTGCGCGAAGGCCAGTAATCCAGCCGCTTGCCGCTTACCGTTCGCGACCAATGATAGGTGTCGTGCTTCGTCCAGTTGCCGTCGTCGTCGCTTGTCGCCTCCTCTAAAAACCGCTGGCGATCCGCGTTGAACTTTTCGGTGCCGTGATCCTTGAGTGCGTCCTATATTTCATCGCGGGCCATATCTATTTCTTTCCTGTTTTCCGAGACCCGTCACGCGGGCCGCACAGTCTGTCTAGTTGCGGTCGCGATACCTTGCGCCCCATGATGCGCTCCGCGCTTTGCAGGACGTAGCTGGGCGGCAGGGTGCTGTACCAAAGCCGACACAGATCGGCTTGCTGTTCGTCGGTGGGCGATAGCCAGACCTTACGCAGCGGCTTGGGGGCCACGGGCAGCGGTATAACCTGCACCATGACGCCCATGCCCTCAATCAATCGGCGCAGCCTGTCACCTTCTGACGGCTTGCCCAGATCGGCCAAGTCCCGCAGCAACAGAGTATCGCCAGACCGCAGCCTGCCGCCGTCGATCATGGCGGCGCGCTCCATTCTCTTAGTAGTTTCATCGTCCGCAAACACCTTGTCAGCGTCGAGACCATCGGCATCGAGAACGTGCCGTTTATAGAGGTATGCTATCTTCATAGTGTCAGGCGTACACCATACCGAATAGCCGAACAACTGGAATTATTCCGATTACACGTTGCGGTAAAACCGAACAAGTGCTTTACAAAACGATCAACTGGGCATAAACCGAATACAGATGAAACCGAATGAATTACGAGGGACCGAGAACATGCAGGAATGGGAAATCATCTGGCACAGCGGACGCAAAGAAACGGTGCAGGCGAAGAACTATACCGAAGCCCACCGCAAAGCCCACAACCGGGCAAACTGGGTAGAACTAGGTCCAGTATTTAAAATAGGGCTAGTGGCATAAGCCCCGCCCACCCAACATTGCATAAGGTCCGCAGAAATGAATAACTGCCTAAGCTGCTTCTGGAATATCTACAAAGACCACGAAAGCCCCACCCACTTCGACTGCTGCCACCCAGTGACAAACGAACGCGGCCCACAGTGGCAGCGCGGTGATCCGGGCATGGTCAACCTGCGCACAGCCGATGTTCCTATTTCACGTATTGACGAGATTGGGGACTGCCCGACATTCAAACCCATTTAAAGGACCGCCCGAACGAAAACCCCGCGCCAGCATCATTGACGCGGGCTTTAGTTATTTGCGCAACGCAAAGAATGCCACCACAGCCGCCCATATAGCCGCCAGCGCGCCTACGGTGGCGGCTGGTGCGCTTGTCGGGTTGTTCGGGGCATCTGGCCGCACAAATGGCGTGTCATCGCTTAGGCGCACGGATTTGATTGCAGCAAGGTATGCGGCAACCGGAGTGTGAGACGTGTTCAGCCCGTCGCCTTCATAATAGCTTTTGCCTTTGTTCGGCCCATCAACCAGAGGCATTGACGCCCATTCCCGCGCGACGAAGTTAGCGAACTTCTCAGCCGTGATCTTGCCAGACAGGTAGCTATCAAGCCCGCGCCGTTTCAGCAGCGCCGTGGCCAGCCGATCCTGCGCGTTGATGTCGAACTTTTCGGTTTTCTGCGCGTGGCCTTGGCTCACCAATTCCCGCAGCGTATCCTCCATGATCTGATACTTGCCAGACGCCTCGGAATTATACTTGGCGTCGATGCTGTCCTGCCAGTCTAGAACTTCTCCCACTGTCATTGTGGTCAGCAGCTTCGGCGGCTTGTCCGCGCTTTTGATTCCGCCCCAGACGATATTGTAATCGCCGTTGGATTCATATTTTCCGATGAAGTCTAGAAGTGGTTGCGTGTTCATGGCTTGCCTTTCATGGCGGATGGTGTAAATTCGCTCTTGTTCAGAATCTGTGTAACTCCGTTATCTGATCGTGTTGCTATGACATTTTGCAAAATGTCGCACCGACCAAGCCCGTCATGTTCGCGCATGGCGGGCTTTTGCTATTTCAAAGCACCATACGGCGCAAACAGCGGACCCGTTGAAACCGGCCCCTTATAGAACAGCGTTTCAGTCAGCCAGAACGGATGGCAGCGATGAAACACCACGGCGTATCCCCGATGCTGTAGCTGCTCGACGTTAAGCTGCACTGACCACGGCCCGAACTCCTCGCCGCCGCCGTATCTGATCTTTGGCCCCTCATCAAAACGGAAGTCAGCGACCGCGTAATTCCCGCCAATTTGTAGCGCCCAATCAATCCGCACAAAGTCGCAGTCGCGCACCTTATCAAAACCGCCCCAGAACCGCGTCCACGTCGTGCTTGTGCGTTCTGTGGCGGTGATCCGCACATCCTTGGCGACAGGGAAATATTTGCCCTCTACGCGCCCCGCAAGCGGCGTTAGGTAAAACGCGGCCAGCATAAACAGCCCGCCGATCAGAAAGCTAATGTGACGCTTAAATAACACTCAAGCCGCCCCCCATTGCATAACCGACAAACGCTAACAGCATCCCGCCGATCATCAGCCGCACAAGCCACTTGAGCGTGTCCTCAATAGAACCCAGGCGCGTTGTGACATTGGTATGATGCACCTCGTCCACAGCGTTGCGCATCTCCAAGGCCGATAGACGCCCCTCGATTGCTGATAATCGTTGCGGGTCAGTCATCGGCTGCTTTCCTTGCGAGATGGTTCTTGATGTCCCGAATTGGCCCAAGTCGAAGCCACACGATCACGCCCAGAATGGCTGCGTTGAATAAAATAATGCTTGAGACCAGAATATCCACCGTCAACCTTTCCCACCACGCACAGTTGTGCGTATGCGATTGCGTCTACGATCGCATAGGTTGCGCCAATTTGCCACGATAGGTGATGCGACAGAATGTAAACTGGAATCATCAAAACGAACAAAGCCGCGATGATAGCCTCGCGGGGAGTGCGCAGGACTAGAACCGAAGCGCAGATGATGTCGGCAATGGCCACAGCGCGAGGGTCGCCGTTAACTAGGATCGTCAGGACAAAGTTGCCCCACATCACCAGCAATAGCGCTTTGTGCGGACGACCCATTAGGGTCGCCAGCGTTAGCAGACCGGCATAGAGTAACTGCCAGTCGTCCATGGTTAGCGACCGCCGCCGCCGCCCCGCGTCTGGATATCAGACGCAAACTCTGGGAAATAGGCGTGCATCGTGGCCGTCGCGTTGCTGTGCCAGACGATCAACTCGCCGCGCAGCCCCATGGCCGCGTTAGCAGCCTCAAGGTTGCCGGACTTGGTGTTGATGTCCTGAATGGTACGCATCGCCTGCTTTAGCGTGCATAGCGCGTCCTGCGCCGCCTCGATTGCCTTGCGTTCGTCTGTCATGGTGTCGTCTCCTTGGGGTTATGTGGTGTAATTACGCGGCGCGGCTCATTTCGCGCCATTTGCCGTTCTTATAGACAAACTGCACAACCATGTCAGCCGACGTCGGGAAGTTGACCCCGCCAGCCGTGCGGACGTTCGTGCCATTGTTCGCGTTCAGAATACCCTCGAAAATCAGTGTGACGATACGGCCCGTCACTGTGCTTGAGGGGGCTTGGGTGCGAATAGCCGAGAAGCTGTTAGTGCCAGTCACGTAGAAAACGTCGGTGCCGCCAAGCGGCAGGCTCAGGACAGACGTGGATGCGACGGTCATGCTCTCAACAATGTTATTCACGCTGAAGGTGTGATTATCTTGGTGCGCGTCCTCTAGGTAGATCGACACGCCGTTAGTCAGGCTGTCAAAGGTATTGCCTGCAACATGGGCGCGGTTGAACGCCGCTGCGATATGGACGCCGCGATAGCCCGAACTAATTGGGCAGTTGACGACAGTCGCTTTCTTGCCTCGTTGCAGAAGCACGGCTGGCTTGTTCCCGCCCGGCGCTGACCGGTTTGTCGCATAGATGCTGACACCGTTGACAACCACGTCCTCGGCATCGGCATGGTCCACGTCGAAAGCTGGTCCGCCAGTCCCTTTCACAGTGCCGCCGTTGTAAACAAAGCGCCCGCACTTAGCCTTGATCGCAACGCCTGCAATGTCGCCGCCGCCAATATCGCAGCCGGTGAAATTCAGAGTGCCTACGGTCGCAATGGCTGACCCCAGCGTGCCGTCGATGAGGACGCCGTAAGCCGTGCCAAACGTAGGGTTGGGGTCGAAGAATGTATTCGATACGTTGATGTTGTTGACGGATATGACGTCCTGCTGCGCGCTGATCTTCATGCAAGCATTTTTAGCGAAGCCGATGTGATTATTGCTCATGTAAAGGCCATCGACGCAGCCGATGATCACGTTGTCCATGACGCCGTTATTACCTGAACGCCAGTTGGAGTTGCTCACATATACGCTATTCGGCTCGGTATAATACTTTCCGTCGACCGTATCCAGATAACCGCCAGACGATACTTCTGCCCGACCAAGGAATAGCGTTGCAGAGCCGGCCTTATAAGACGTGCTATTGCTACCGTGCGCCGAGGTCGTATCATCAATGACTACGGTTTCGCCAGTTCCCAGCAATTCAATGCAGCGATAGGGGTTGATGAAAGTGATCTGCTTGATGCCAGCCTGTGCGCCACGCGTCATTCGGATGAGCACGGCTCCCGTTGGGTCTGCTGCGGTACATTCCAGCGTCAGGTTCTCGATGTAGTTTCGCGCAAGCTGCGTGCCGGAAAGCGTGTTTGCAGCAGCGAAGTCGAACAGAACCCCCGTCGGGTTATCAAAATTGATCTTGCTGCGGTTGCGGTTGACGCCCTTGATGCTAACACCGGACTGCCGGACAGGCAGGCTTTGCGTCAGACGGTATTGCTGATCCAGAAACAACACTGTGTTGCCTGACCCGAAGCCAGCCCCGGCCTTGAAGGTGGATGCGTAGGCAATAGCGGCCATACTGCCCACCGACATATCCGTCACGTTCTCAGTCACGTTGTCTTGGAAGTGGTTAGGCGTGATTTCGTCCAGCGGCGCGCAGCCTGGCATATCCGCAATGGCTGATCCGCCGTTCTTGACATACGACAGACGCCCAGCCGTGAATGTCGTCCAAAGCGGCATGTTTGGCAGCGCTGCGATTGCATCAATCCGCGCGAGATAGCGCCGCCCCTGCGCTTCAACTGCGCCAATCGGGATATACTTAACGCCGTCGTTTAAAATGGTAATTGCGGTCATGCGAAACCCTCTGGTGTGCCTATTGACGCGATGCCGATCACTGTGATCGGCTCTGTAATCTGGACAATAGCGGCACCGCCTGACGCCACGACTGTTCTTGTGATGATACGATATTCCCGCAACGCGCCAGAATATATTACAAGCGGCGACCCCGCGCGGATGCGGGCCATAGTCGGCAGGCCCGTGATGATGGCCGTTGAACCTACGCCCGGCGAACCAGCCAGCAAATACCGCGTGTCTAGCATCGTGATAACGTCACCCGCGTCATCGCGGACCTGCACCACGTCGCCAGCGCCATCGCGGATCTGGATTCCGGCAAGGTTTTCTAGGCGTAGATCATAGACAACGCCTAGAAACGAAACCAAACTCGCGTTCATGTTCGCGCGGACAAGGGGGCCAAGACGCATCATTGGCTGCGGCTCACATTCCAGCCAAACCGGATCGCGCCACCGGGGGCGGACGCCATGCTAATCGTGAATGTCGTTGCTGTAATGGCGCTGACCCAATAGTTAGCGCCGGGGTTATCCCTTGGCGTCAACTGGACCTGACCGAACGTCGGTGTGAAGTTAGCCCCATGCGATACGACAATAGACGTAGATCCGCCAGCGACTTCGGCTGTGCCGCTTTCGGTCGTCTTGATGCCCTCGTTGTTGTTCCATAGGCTATCCGCGCCAGTGATCTTGCCGCCGTTCACCGCGCCGTTGCCGACGATTACGTTCTGGTTCGATGTGCCTTCCTCACGGATGGAAACAACGTCAGGCGCTGTGGTGTATGTAGAGCGAACGGCGTTACCAGTCACAACGCACCGGAAACAGTCTTGAAGCAAGATGCCAGCCGCGCCGCCCGTCGCGGGGTTGCCCTTATTCCACTCCTTAATCACGCCGCCCGTGATTGTGCAGTCAGTGCAGCGCAGGAAATTTACGCCCCAGCTAACCGCATCGCGGCAGATGATGCCGGAAAACTGCATACCGATACCATCAACAACGCGCAGGCCGGTGTTGTTCGATCCGCCAGACCAAAGCCCCTGCCACTGGATATCCCGCATCAAGGTCGCTGTACCTTTAGAGAACAGGATATTGTGCGACGAACATTGGTCCGCGAGGCAGTTTGCAAAGTGCATAAACTCGACCGTTGCGGGCGTTGCCCCGACAGGATCGCCAACGTAGAAACCGATCTGCGTCGTGTCGTTTGCAGGCGAACCGGCGACTTCGCAATCCGAATACTGCGACCCGCTGCCAGTGATGATGCGGAATCCGTAAAGGCTACAGCGAAGCGCCGTGCATCGCGTGAAAATCACAGCGTTTCTGTTAAGCAACACCGTCTGCTCAGGCTGCAAAAACCCGATCCGGTTTTGGTCCGTGCCAGCGCCAAGCACCGTTACCTCGTCGCAGGTTGCCTTGCTGCATTGGATAAACACAATCCCAACATGGCAGGACAGGACGCGAAGGTGCGACAGCGCGCCCTTATTCGATTGCGTAACGACAACTCCGAAGCTGCTTGTGCGCTCGCCCTCTACTTGGTTCCAGTAGCCGCGAATGTCAGCGTGGCTGATACCGCCGCCGTTCGAGGGGATGCCCAGCGTTCCAAGCCGCATGACTGCGTTGTTTGCCGAGGCCTTAAAAGTGGTGGCGTTGATGCCCGAGCCTACGACGTAAACCTTTGAAGGCACCGTGACGTTGTTAGAGATATAGGTCACGGCCCGCGCAAAGATAACGCCGCCGCCTATGCTTTCGACATAGTTGACACAGGCCTGCATTGCCACGCTGTCATCGGTAACGCCGTCGCCCTTGGCCCCGAAATGCTCAAAGATGGGGATACCAAACGGGACAAGCCCCGGCAGGTCAGCGATGACCGTAGCCCCCGGCGATCCGACGTATTGCAGTCCGTCCGCCACATAGAGCAATCCGTCAATCGGGGTCAGGCCGTCCGATAGTGCAGCGGATAGTGCAGAACGGTCTGCAAACTCAATTTGCGGTGTTGACACGGCAAGGGTTGGCCGCAGGGCGCTATAAACAAGCTCCAGAAACTTATTCCGCACCGTCAGCGAAAAGCCGCCCTCAGTGTATATCATTGCGGGGCTTCCGTCGCGTGACGGATATCCTGCCAACGTGCGAACGGGCTGCTCTGCATGGATGGTTAGGTCACGGTCCCAATACACGGCGACCGGGTTGCTTTGCGCGTCAAACCCCTCACGCCCGACGTAAATATAGCCAGCTTCAAGCGCTAGGCCGTTCGCGTCAAAGAAAGTTGGAAACGCCTGCTGGACGCTATTGGACATTGTTTGGCTCCGCCGTGGCTTGTGTGGACATGATGACGGCTTGTGCAAGCCATTGGTCGGGGTTCTGGATGCCGGACGCGCGCGCCCATCGGCGGTACGGTGCCGAATTGGTCACGCCATTGATGGCCTGCCGCGATGGGGTTGCCTGCGTTGCCGCCTCGGTCACAAGGCGCTGAAACTCAGGGCTGGAAAACATGCGGCCCGCTTGGTCGATATGGTTGCGACCGCCTTTGGCCAGCGCCTCGGCAATCGCATTGCCAGCTACAGCCCCCGGCGCACCGCCTGCCGCCGCCCCGGCCATAGTCGCCGCGCCTTGTGTCGCCCGCCGCCCAATAGACGTTTCCATCACGCGATTGACAAGCCCGTCTGCGGTCAGGCTGTTGACGAGAGACTGGTTCGCCTTGCCCGTCGTTAGCACGTTCGCGCGGGCTTTTGTTACACGGTCTGACACCACATAGAGGCCGCGTAGGATGCCGTCCGCCTCTGGACCAAGTTCGCCAATGACGCGGGAATAAACTGCTGGGTTGTCGCGCATACCCTTATACATGCTGGAATAGGCCGCGAAGTTGAACGGGCTGGCAGTCGATCCTGTGGACGATGCAACATGGCCGATTGCCGTGGCCATTGCCTCGCCGCGCAAGTCTTTTGGAATAGCGTTCAGCACGCGGTTAAGGCCCGAAATATCGCCCCGCTTGGCCCCGCCGTTTACAGCCGTGACTAGTTTAGACGCGATGCTGCCTTCGCCGTCTTTGCCGAACGCGCTGACTATGGTGCCTTCTAGGTCTTTCTGTTGTGTGTAAAGCGCGTTTGCCGCCTCTAGGTTGGCCCGGGCCTCCGGACCTGCCAGACGTTCGACGTTGGCCAGTTGGTCCTCGGCCATAGCCCCGTAAATACGGTTGAGCGATGCTTGGTCTGCGTCGGCATAAGGTCCATCGCCGCGCGAAATAGCACGGCCAACCGCGCGGCGTTCACGCGACAGGCGCTCATAGGTGATAGGCTGGTCGCCGGTCACAAGCGCAAACAGGTCGCGCTCGGCTTTGGACATGCCAGCCTCGCCGCCCAGATCCATGATTGTCTCATTCAGAGACCGCACCATGTTGTTCGGCTCGATGATCGCCCGCTTGCCAACTTGCTGCCCGATCTGATCATAGATCGCGCCCGCCTGCGTGTTCAGGTCGTCGCGGGTCGCACGCAGCGATGTTTTCACGCGCTCGGAAATTTCAGATAGGTTGGTGGATTTAATCTCGCCCATGACTTCCAACGCACGGTCAGACGCGCGCGCCACCGTGTCACGCCATGATGCAGATGTAGACGTGCCAGCCTGCGAACGTGTCAGGCCCGCAGCCTCGCGGATCTGCTGGTTGTTCGACATAACGTCAGGCGGCAAATCAAAGCCAAGCGAATCCGCCGCAGCCTTGGCTTCGGGGTCTATATCCATTCCAGCGGCCAAGCGGCGTTGCGAGGCGTTAGGCTTTTCCGTGCGGCTTGCCTGCGATACCAGACGCCCAACGGTGGCGGGATCGTCGGGCAGGGCCGTCACAGGCGGCTCAACGCGCGCCGCAGCCTGCGCGACGGGGCGCGCTTCCGGCGTTGTGCGGGGCAGGTTCGCGCCGGGCCGTGTCACCATGCCGGGACTACCAGCGAAGGCGTCTGGCATCGCGGCCAAGTCATAGGACAGGCGGTCAGCGCTTGCGGGGTTCATGCCGAAAGCATCCGCAGCATCGCCAACCAATCCAGCCGCGCCTTGCGACAGACCAGCAACGCCAGTCAGTGCCGCCATGCCCAAATCAGCACCGCCGCCGATAACGCGCCGCGCCACTTCGGGGATAGCATCCGGCAACTGTTGTGCCGTGACGGACGGGCCAAGGCCAGTCGCGCCAGCAGCGTATTGTGCCGATGCGTTCAGCATATCGCCGCCAAGTTCGCGGGTCCGGTCGAACGTGCCGCGCGTATTGCCAGGGCCGACCGCGCCGGCAGGGTCAACACCTTTCGGCGTCATGTTCCAGTTATCAATCGCGGTCTGCGTCGGCAGAGCCACTTGACCGGCAGTTAGCAGGCTATCCAGCCGCGCCCGCTTGTCAGGGTCCATCGTGCCAGCCGCATATGCCGAGGCAACATCAATGGGGATAAAGCGCGCCGTAGGCAACGGCGGGGCAGTAGGCGTTGGCGCAGTGGTGCCGCCAGCGACAGGGGCTGGCATGAATTTAGCCTCAAACGCGGCCCGCATTTCCGGTGTCAGCCGTCCAGCATCATAGGCGTCCTGCAATGCCTGCGGAATAGCGGGCAGGCCCAGCGTGTCTTCAGCCGCTTGCCCGACCATCGTGTCAGCGCCGCCACCGCCGGACACGCCTTGAGGCGCGCCATCATACGCAGCACGCAGCCATGACGGGGCGTTGGCGCCCTTGCCGTCCGCGCCCCAGACAGCCGCAGGGCCATAGCCAATGTGCATCCGCCCAGCGCCCATGTAATCGTCGCCCGCGCCTATGCCGGTGATCCCGTTCGCCCGCGCGTTTTTAACGATGGTTTGAAATGTCGGCAGATCGTCCGCGTTGTTCCAATCCAGCTTGCGCCCATCTTTGTAAAAGTCCACGTCCGCAGACTTGCCGTGATCGTGGCGGTCGCTGCCAGTGCTGTGCTCTTTGACATAGGCGTCAATCGCAGATCCGGCTAGACCATTAGCCGCCGCCTCGGCGCGCAATTCGTCCTTAGACGCCTGTCCGCCCGACACAACGCGCATCGTGACGCCCATGTCCCCCAGAAACGCCATTGCGTTAATCAGGCTGTCATCTATCGGCAACGCCCGCTTTGCACCTTGGTTGGCGTATTGCAGATAATCCGCCATCAGTTGCCACCCAATTCGTTCATGTACGCGTTAAAATCACCCATCGACATCATGTCAGCGCCACCCATGGGGGCAGGTTGCGCAGTAGCATCCGCCGCTGCCGGCGCGACAGGACCGCGACCTGCCGCCTTTTCGCTCTGCATGTCGATCCACATCTTTGTTGTGTTGCCTGGGGTCAGCAAGAATTGAGCTTGATCAAGCATCGCCGCAGCGACTTGCTCTTGCGCTGCTTTCTGGCGCACGAACCATGCGCGCAATTCAGCCTCGTTTAAGTTCTGTGGAACACCCGTCTCTAGTGCAAGGCCCAACTCTTTTTCGGACAACGCGCCGAACGTGACCATCTGCAACACGTTCAAGCCCAGCTTGTTCATGGTGATGCGCAGCCGCGCGGATGCTTCCGTCGTGTCGATCTTAAACTTATCCAGCGCGCCAGACTTCGCCCCACTATCAATGGCAGCGATGCCATCGTCCATCAGGTTGATTCCAGACTTAACGATGCCATATTGGTCGAACAATTCAGTGCCGCGATCAACAGCCTCCGAACCCGCAGCAACACTTGCCGCAGCTTCGCCGCCAAGGTTAATATCGCCGCCCAAAGTGCCTTCTCGGCGGCTCTGGTACTTAATGCGCTCGTTATCAGTCTCAGCCGCGCGGGATGCCGCGATAGCATCCGTCGCCGCTTGGCCCGTTAGGGTTTCCCCCGTCGCGTTGTCCACGACACGCACGGACCCGTTATCCATTGGGAAAATCGTAATAGCATCGCCAATCGCGCTCGCAGACTGTACGCCAGCCTCACGCCCCGCATTCAGCACGCGGTCAAACTTGCTGCCGCCCACAATGGAAAGCGTTAAGCCGGTCATCATCTTCGCCGTGGCTGGATCTTCGCGCAGGGTTTCCAGCACAGCCTCGGCCATGTCTGCGTCTTGCGTTTGCCCCGCGTTGCGTAGCCCCTCGACATGCTCTGTTAGTAGGCGCTCGGCCACATCTATATTGCCAGCTTCAATAGCGCCGTGAACCTGCGCCAGCCGCAGCGCGTCCGCCTCTTGACGTGGCTTAGACATTAATTCCCAGCCCTGCGTCAGGCCATCGGCCATCTGCGGATGCTTGATCGCAACAGCGGCGTAATCCTCGGCACGCGCGGCGGGGTTACTGATAAGCGCGGACAGGTCTTGTTGCAAAGCCCGCGCCTGCTCCATTTCGTAAGCCTGCGCCTCTTGCTGCATGGCCAACTGCGCGTCAGCTTGCGAAAGGCCGCGATCTGCTTGATCTAGGACACGGTCGCCCTGCCCCAACCGGCGGTCGGCTTGAGCAAGCCCTCGATCCGCTTGGTCTAGGCCGCGATTGGCTCGCCCCTCGTCGCGCAATTGCACGTCCATGTTCTGCGCGCCGGAAAGGATGCTTTGACGCGATGCGGTATCGGACAAGCCTTGCGAATAGCCCTTCATGGCCATCGTCACGGGGCTTTCGCCGCCCAGCATATAATTCATAGGTTCCATTTAGAATCCCCAGCTTCCGAAAGGTGTTGCGCCAGCAGGCAAGCCGCCGGCAGTGCCCGCCGGGGTCGAGTACTGCGAGGCAATCCAGCCGCCTGCCTGCGCCAGCCCGCCTAGCGCGTTCTGCGTGGCGGCACCTTGCGCCAGCGCGTTGCCCGCAATGGCAGACCCTTGCTGGCTATATAGCGCCGCGTTCTGCGCTCCCATGTTCTGCGCTGCCGCGCCAACGCCCGTCGCGCTGTTTTGCCCCATAGTAGCAATCCCGCCGAACCGTTCATATTGCTGGTTTATCAGGTTGGCCAATACGCTTTGTCGATTCTCGACAAGCGCTGTTTGCGTGTTCCCGCCGCGCAGGTCACCCGTCGCGCTTGCATTGGCAAGGATAGCATCCTCGCCCGCGCTGTTTATCGCCTGGTATTCCGCGCCGTTCGTGATTTCGTTAATTTTGAATTGTTGATTATCCACGCCAAGTTGACCGGACAGCGCCATAAGCGACCGCAGGGACGTATCGCCAGCGGTCACATAAGGCGACAACAGCGACTGCACCTTGTCAAACTGCCGGCGGTTTTCATTGATACCAGCCTGCGCGGATGCAGTCTGTGCGGCAGATGCGGCAGAGGATGCGTTAGACGCAGACTTAGCGCCTAGAAGGCTGGCACCAGCGGACAAGCCACCCACAACCATTAGCGGATTAGGCATTGGGAAACTCCCCCATATATTCGTCAATCGTTTCGCCATACATAGACAGCACGGCGCACGCCTTTTCAGCGTCAGCGCCGCCGCACAGATGGGCCACCAGCAGCACGAGGTCATAATACCCAGCGCGCCAAACGTAGGACCGCGCGTCAGCTTGGCCGTTGCGCTCGGCATAGTCGCTTGCTTGCCACTTGAGTATCTGTAGCGCCAGCACCGGCAACAGCGTCTGGCTGCGCGCCATGAAAAACGGATTGCTTGGCATTGCTACCATGCCAGACCACAATTCACGGTCAACATCGGCGCGCGTTATCTCGTCGCCGTCGGCAAGGTCGTCGTAAAACTGGAAAGCACCCCAGACGCCAACCAACCAGTCAGACGCATCGGCATGAATTCCGAGGTCTGTAAACTGCTTGCGAAGGGTTGGGGTATAATCCAAATCGGCACCATGTTAGCTGGTGGCCGTTGGAAGCCGGTCAATTTCTCAACAATCAAACCCTACAACGGATCGGCCCACCGCGCAACACTTACACGATATCGGTGACAATGCCGTCCGTGACAGTAACGGTTTTGCCGTCAACCGTCGTAAAGCTGCCGGACACGCCACCTTCTAGCGCATCAATGCGAGCATCCAGCGCCGAAATAGCGCCCGCGTTGGCAGATATGTCCGCTGCGTTGTCAGCTATATTTGCGGCGTTGATAATGATATATGCTAGGTTGCTTGCGATGCCGCCAGCGTTAACAGATACGCCGCTAGTGTTCGCAGCAATCGCCAAAACATTAGCAGCAATACCCGCCGCGTTTGTCGCAATGTCGAAGGCATTGTTTTCAATCTCAGCCTCGGAAAGCGAAATGTCTGCGCGGATATCTGATATTTCGGAAACTGTGATTTCGCCAGCCGTGCGAAATAGCAATTCAAGCTGGGCGGCAAGGCGTGTGTCACCATTAGCAAGGCGCTGGATGGCCTCGCGCGGAATGCGGATTACCTCGTCAACCATTAGAACGCCAACGGCTCTAGCTTGGCCTCAAGGCGCGCAAAAGTGAGATGCGCATCGCTGTCTCCCGTAAACCGCTGCATCCGCATGTTGTCCATACCGCCGCATTGCAGCCAAATCAGCCGCTTGCGACGATCACCAGACACGCCCGCGCTAATTGTGCGAGGCTGTGACCATGTTTCGCCGTCTCGGCTGTATTCCGTTGCGATGACCGGCGACTTGCCAAATTCAATCCGGCCCGTCAGGCTCACCAACTCTAGGTCGTGGATGATCGCACCCATGCTGTTGTTGTAAATGATCGGCGTGCCAAACTGCCAAACAGTTTTCTTGCCCCAGTGAGCGCCAGATGTCCGATCCATGACGCCAAAGTCGCCGGACATAGTATCGCCGGCCCACCATTCACCATAAGCCCAAACCATTGCGCCGCAACGCCACGCGCCGCCGATTCCGCTTTGCAGCCGAAACCAAACGGGGCGTTGAAGCGCGGCAGACGCCGCAGCGTCGTAGACTAATGTTTGGTTAGGCAAGTGGACATAAAGGTGGACGTGACCATCGTAGACGCGGGACTGCATGAATACAGCGGACATATCAGGAACAGCCGCAAGCATCTTGTCTATTTCGCGGGTTGATATGCGGGCAGATGATCCGCCCGTTGTCGTCCACACCGCAGGCGATTCCTCCTCGCCGCCACCGATAAAGGCGATAGTCTCGGCAAACACGCAGCACGCATCCGTTCCGACAGCGCCGCGCGAAACCATAGCCCCGTCTACTCGCTGGAATGGGAAACCCGTGCCGCCGACGTTCTGGAAAACCTCGATTGTGGTTTTGTTGATCGCATATATCTCATTGCGCAGGCGCAGCACGGACACAACCGGATCTGGGCTGACTTCCGACGAGCCATAACGCAGCGGGTTGATTTCAAAGGGGTCGTTTAATTCATTCACGACAATGGCATCACCGTCTGTCGTGACGAGATAGCCGCCCTGCCATGCCACAGCCAGCACCAACCCCAAGTCGGGGTCCGACACCTGGGCAAATTCTGTGCCGTCGTATAGAAACAGCTTCCCGCCCGCCGCGCAGGCTAAGTGCGTAAATGAATAGGTCAGCGTAACGCGGCCACCCGCACCCACGTCGCCTATAGCCTCCGTCACGCCGTCTGCGTTAATCCGCGTCAGGGTCGATCCAAGGACCATATAAAGCGCATCACGCCACAAGATGCCGCCACGACAGCCACCCGCACCGGTGCCGCGCTTTACTAGCCCCTCGGCTGGCTGCAAATAGCCGTCACTGATACCCTGCGACCCAGCGACAGGCACAAGGTTAAGCGGGTAATCAGCGGCGAAGTCTGCGGTTTCATCGGTCTTGATGCCTGACAAGATGGGGATCTGCATGGATTAGCCCAATTCAATATCGGTTACGTCCGGCGCAACGTAGGGGGCGGATTCGTCCAAGTAAACAGGATCGCGGCCATACGCACGGCTACCCTGCCCCGCCGGCACAAGCCCCGTATCCATCTGCATCGGCTGCGGTGCGGCGGACATATTCAGCAATGACCGCTTGGCCCCGCGCGCGGCTGACTTAGTGTCAGGCGATGGAGTCTTGCCGTAGCTTGGGGCAAGGCGGACAGCGAGGTTCAGAACAAGCGCGTCGCTAGCCGCCTTTGGCACATCGGTTTCGTCGTCCAGATCATCGCCTTCGGGGAAATATCCCATCTTGAGGCCGTTGTTTGACCAAGTGGCCATCATCCGGTCAAGCTGTTTGCCTGCCGCCTGCATTTGCTCCGGCGATAGGTCGAACGCATAGGACGCCAGACCAATCTCGGCAAAGGCGTCAAGAATGATCTGGCGCTTGGTCATTTCGCAGCCTTTTTGGCTTCGGCGGGGGTCAGTTTCCAGCCGTCTTTTTTCGCCGCGTCTACGTCGTCAGTGACCAGCGTTTGATAGCCGCCGTCCTGCAATTCCACGTCGCCGGGGAATTTGTAGAGCATCGTTGGGTCGGGGGTCTTGTCAGCCATGATTTAGGCTCCTCTCATGGGAAAAGGACGCCCCCGAAGGGACGCCCCGTTAGCTTAGGTCTGGGCGAAAATCTCGATGCCCATCATCTCAGGCTGCAAAGCCACAGTGCCAAAGAACACGTCCAGACGGTACTTGGTCGAAAGGTCGTTGATTGTGCCCTCGCGGGTCATGCGGACAGAGATGCCCTGATCCGTGGTGGCAACCATCGACACTAGACCGTTGTTCCCGACAACGTAGTTCGCAGGGATCAATTCCAGCGAGGACTTGTGCCAGAACGGGTTTACCGCAGCAGTCACGGTGTTCAGGAACGTGATGGCTGCGCCGTTTGCCGGCGTTGCGCTGACGTTCTGGTAACGCTTCTGTGCGTCGTTCGGGGTCACGTCAGCCGCAACGATGGCCGGCGTGATCTTGATGGTTCCAGAGCCGCCTGCACCAGTCACGATTTCAACAACGCGGAACGTCTTAAGCTGCCCCGTGTCCTCTTTCGTGATGTGGTGGACGCTGTTAACGCCTGCAATCGTGAACGCATCGCCGACTTTGATCGTGCTTGCCGTGACAGCAACGCTGATCGTCTGAAAGCGGTTGTCCACGTTTGCAGTCTCGCCCGTCGATGCCGTAGAGGTAGCCTTTGGGACATACCGCTGGTTCGCAGCCGACATGGTAACGCCGGTCGCGGTTGCAGCGGCAAGGCGCTTGGCATAGTCCAGCTTGTGCGTCTCAAAGCCCGCGACATCGCCAACGTAGGACTGACGATAAGCCTTGGTAGGCATCTCGTTCATGGTCTGACGCTGGGCGAGGTTGCTGGCCATCTTGTTATAGTCACGCGAGGACAGCGCCATCACACGGTCGCCCATCGGGACGCCCTGCTCGTTCATGATCGCGTCAGCCTCGGCCACGTCGTCATAGCCAGTGGCCGCAGCGGTACGCTTTACGACAAGCGATCCGTAGGTGGACGCGGTTGCTAGACAAGCCACGTTGATGTCGGACGCCAGCTTTTGACGCGCAGCAGCAACAAGGCCAGTTTCCTGCGATCCGTCGCGCAAATCCGTAGCGGACAGCTTGAACGGTGCGGACTTCTTGTAGCCCAGCGAGGCAGGCACAGACATCTGGGTTGCATCGCCAAAGTTGGCGGTTTGGTCCAGTCCGTCGTAAGTGATGCCGATATAGGGCTGCGGACGCCAGATCGTGTCGTTGCTGCGCTCTGCCGTCACGTCGCCAAAGTTGTACTTGCTGACAAGAGACGACATGACAAGCGCGTCATTGAAGCCTTCCAGCAGGTTGTCAAAAGCGACGGTTTCTTCTTTCGAAAATGCGTTTGCCATTTCCAGTGATCCTATTTCTGATTCCGCTTAAATGCCAGAACCTTGGTGCGGTCGCCGGTGCGGAGTGCCTCGGCTTCCAATTGCTCAAGGGTGCGGTTCGGGACAGTGCTGCCCGTTGTCGAACCTACAACCTTGCGCTCGGGTGCGGGTGCCTTGCGTTTGCCGACTTTCATCTGTGTCTCCAATCGTGCCAACGCTGCGGCATATTTCACGGGGTTCGTAATGGCGGCAATTTCTGCCAGCTTTTCAGGGTTGCGGCCCAATGCAAGGATCACCAACTCAGGACGCTCAACTGCGTCAAGCAGCATACCCTGACGATTGGCGTCGATTTCGGCCATGAATGCTGCCTCGGCTTCGGGGTAGTCCGATGCCTTCAAGGACGCCTTGGCTTTGACGTAGCTTTGAACCTTTTGGTCCCATTCCTGCGTCACGGCCTTAGCCTTGGTTTCATGGTCGCGCTTGTCCTCGGCCCATTTTAGAAGGTCGGCCTCAAACGCATCTTGGTCGTAATCGTGCGCTGCCAGTGTCGGCTTTTCGCGCAGGCTGTCCTTTGCTGGCCCGTCACGTTCGGCGATCTGCTTTTGCAGTGCCTTGCGTTCCTTTTCAGCTTCGCGCAGCTTCCGGCGCATTTCACGGATAACCGGCGTCTCCTCGGCGGTTTCATCCGCCGGTGCCGCATCCCCAAATGTCACCTCAACTTCGCCGTCGTCATCCGCCTCGGCCTCAGCTTCGGGTTGTTCACCCTCGACCGGCTCCGCTACGTCATCAACGTCGGACACGTCATCATCAGGCAGTTCGCCGTCGATGTCGTCAACCAGTTCTTGTTCCGCAAATTCTGTCATGTCTTACCCCGTAATCTCACCCGGTTGGATCGGCTGGGCGGCTGGCCGTTGTGTCGGTGCGGCGGAAAGTTCCTCGCCAGCACCGGGTAATTCTGTAGCGCCTAAGTCTCTGGCTTCTTCCAAAGTCTTGATTGCGCGTGCGGTAGAGTATGCCGTATCTGCGTGGGTTTCGTCAATCTCCGCGACAACCTTCTGCGTTTCGGCTTTAACCTTCTCGGCCTTAGCCATAGCCTCCTCGGCGGATGCCAGCAACAGCGCGGCGTTTGCGTCCGGTTGCTGGTTGGCTGCGGCTTCTTCCATCTCGGCCTTTTCGTCCTCGGTCGGATCAATGACGCCCATTGCAACCAGCTTCTTGCGCGCATACCGGCGCACGTCGCTAATGCCTTCGCCCTCCATGTTCATCAGCGCCATAGAGCCGAGAACCATCTGCATCTCAGGGTCAGCGGTCATCTGCATCATGGTTGTGAGGCTGCGCACAGTTGCTTGGCGCTTGGACGTGGACGATGGGCCGACGGTTACGGCAACGTCAAACTTGGCGCGGCTCATATCGTTCTGGTAGTGGATGTCGCCCGTCTTGATGTCAGTCTTGGGGGCGCTGTAAATCTCTGCCATTTCAGACTCGCCGGACACGCCGACGGTTTTCATCTTGCGGCCTTTTTCGACCAGCACGTCTTTTGCCATCGACAGCCACACCTCGCCAGTGCGCTTCATGGCCTTGGCGAAGTTGGACAGGTAAATCTCGGTTTGCATGTCCAGCCGCTTCTGCACGGCCTCCACGGCGATGCCCGACTGATTAGCCTGCATCTCGTCGCCCTGTTCCTGGTTGCCCAGAATGTCGCGGACGGATTGGTCAGCAAGCTGCAACAGTGCAGCCATGGCAGGCGGAACAGCGGGTGGCTTAGTGTATCCGACAGGGCCGGAAGGCATTTCATTGCCGGACGCATCCTCAATCGGGTTGACCAGCATATAGGCATAGTTCTTGACCGGATCGTCTGCCCACATCCGTTCGTGGCCAGCCATTTGTTCAGCCAAAAAGATCGGCTTTTCAATGGGCGACTTGGCGCTAATCTCGGCAAGGCCAGACATCTGCATGTTGAGCAGGCGCTGGGCATCCTTGGCCAAACGAACATGGCCCATGAATCGCTCAACGTTATCTACAAACCATCGCTTGCCATATACAGGGATGATCGGGATTAGGTTGCCAGCGATATAGCCCTCATCAGACAGCACTTTGCCGCCCGACATAATCCACTTGCGAACCTTCCGGCGCTTCACCTGCTTGTCACGCAGCCAGACAGCCCCCAGCGAGGTCATCTCTGACGCGGCGTCAGTGTCGTCGTCTAGCACCGTGCGCTCCTCGGACCCGTCAAGGTGCAGCCACGTCTGGACCGTTTCGCTAACCTCCTCAACGCGGTAGACTTCGGCTACATAGACGGCCTCCGGGGTGCACCACATAAAGCTACCGTTGGACGTCATGTCTTTCGGCCACGTCGCGGGGTTATCGCCCCAAGCGTCCTCATAGGCGGCGGGCGACATTGCGGTCAGCACAAAGCACGACTTGGCGTCGGACTTGTCTTGCCGCTTGGCGTTCAGGTCGAAGTAAACGCAGGTGTCCGCGTCATAGATCGGCTCTAGGCGGATGCGCTGGCGGTCGTCCTCGTCGTCCTCGTCGTCCTCGTATTCAGTCCGCAGGCGATACGCGCCAAATCCCCCGCCCAGCGCCTCCTCAAAGGCGTTATCAAATGCCTCGTCAGCTTCGCTGTCCTGCTCATCGGCGCGATACAATCCCGCGCAAAGGTCGGCCAGATCGTCGTCAGCCTCGCCAGACTTGCTGACAAACTGGACTGATATCCGGTTGTTCCGATATTCATTGATGATACGGATCAACGCCAGGTGAACCTTGTTAATCTCAAGGCGAACGCGGTTTTCATACTGCTCGCCAAGCGGGCCAGCCCATTGTGCGCCAGCCAAGCTGTAGAAGCGGCGGTCCTCGACGGCCTGCTGCCGTTCGTCGTGCGCTGCGGATTCGATATTGGAAAACTCGGCCAGCGCGTCAGCGTGAACCTTTGACCATTTATCAGCTTTAGATTGACGGGCCACGGCTCACCTCAAGTGGGATATTTCCGCCTAGATAGCACCGTTAGCCCGCTAGGTAAAGGTAATGTGCTTTTGTCAACCCGCCATCGGGTTATTCAGCGGCACATATACAGCAGCGGCGCGCTTCGGCTTGCGCGTCATGGCGGGGAATAGATCGGTAAATGCCCAGACCAGCGCGTCAACACGGTCGGGGGAATAGCCTTGCGCCTTGCGGTCGAACCCGACGGTGAACGCGCAGTTGTGCGTTAGAATGCCATTGGCAAAAAACTCCGGCAAACCCTCAACCTTTAAGTTGTAGACGCTTGCGGGCATGATACGCCGCGTCGTTACATGCGCTACTGCAATACTTTCTCCTTGGATCGCGTGCCTCATAGGCGTTCCCACAATGGGTGCATCCACGCTCCACAACTTTTGCAGCAGATCTTGCTCTTTGCCCGCAAGGGGCAGAACAGAACAGAGATTTGTTCGGATATGGCGTTTTGTACGCTGACCCACAATGCGCGCATGCTTTGTCGTGCCAGACACGCCCCACCCATGATTCAGCACCGCCCCCACTTTTACTAGGGTCGCCATGCCACCCGCGAGGATCGTGCTTAGCATAGTGCTCTGCCGCAGATAGGCTCTCAAGGTTTTCCAAGCGGTTGTCGCCCGGATCAGAGTTTTTGTGGTGAATGTGGTTCCCGTCCGTGATCGGGCCGACGTGGGATTCCCAGATAAGCCTGTGCAGCAAAGGCCCTTTAGCATGCTTGAAGTGTCCTGATACTGTTCTGTGATACCAGCGCCCCCGCCAAGCAATAGGCTCCCCGTTGACGCCCAGTTGGGGCTTCCGAACAGGACGTCGCCAGGTCGAACACTTGACGCAGGAACAAACTTGTCCCGTATGAAAATTGGATGATTTTCCGTGCATGTGATTGCCCTTCCGTCCTGAGACGCAATGTCAACCACACTATACGCCGTCCCTGTTTTGCATGCAACTTCAACCTTACGGAATCCGGCGCGGGTCAAGACCATATCCCCAGCCCTTACGTTCTCAATTGCAACCTGTCCTGTGTTTGTCTCGACAAGCGTTCCTGCGACAAAGCACATCTCATCCTCAAGCTCAGGGAACGCCTCGGCATGACGGACGCGGCCTTGCTCATACAGCGCGGCAACAGGCTCGGCCCGGATATGCTTTGCCCTTGTGGCCGTAACCCCGTGATAAGGCACAGTGCGACCCTTGGCTGCGGCCTTGACCATGCTTTCCACCATGTCGCCGCCTTGGTTCTTTTCCGCCACGATGCAGTCGGCGTCGTAGGTATCATACAGCGAAACAGCGCGGCGCGCCCACTCCTCCGGTCGATATTTGCCGGACTCGTCCGCGATGACATAGCCGCGCCCATCCGCACCAATGCCAGCCACGATAATGCCGGTAAGGTCAGACCCGACTTCGGACGTGGTGGCGGGGTCGATAGAAACCACAATCCGCGACATGGTAGGCAGCGCGTCGTACTGGATATAGGACCGCCGCCATATTGCGTTATCATCGTCAGCAGTAAACGCACCGTCATAGAAGCGGCGGCGCATCCGTTCCGGCATGTTTGCCAAGCTCTCGATGTAGATCGGATCTAGGTTGGCCGCGTTGTCAGCAGGGTTGATTGTGATGCTGGCGTAATTTTCGGGGTCGCTGATTTTTGTGCTATCATCGGGACGCAAGCCCAATATCCACATCTGGTAGGTCCAGTGCGCAGCAACTGTCGGGTTAAGGTCAACATACAGCTTTTGTGTCAGCTTGCGCCCGTCCGTCTGCATGACAACCTGCGCTAATCGGGTCAGCACCACACGCAGCGCCTCAAGCGTGATCTGGCTGGCCTCGTTCAAGTAGATCGTGACGAACTCCTTGCCGAGAACCTTGTCTAGGCGTTCCTTGTCTTTCAGACCGGCAAGCCACAACTGCGATCCGTTTGGTGCCTCATAGTAGCCATCCTTCTCGCGCCACTTAAGTTCCAATCCTGGATACGCAAGCGCGATAACAGCGGGAACGGTTTCATTGCCGATTGACTGCTTGGCATCCACGCCATCTTGCCGAAAGACAACATGACGCGACCCCGGCGCTTTGAGCATCCGAGTTATAATTGCGTAAATGATGAAAAACGTCTTGCCAGAATTGTGGTGCAGCATTCCGTTCGCAAAATACTGCGCGCAGCCGGGGACGTGCAAAGTGTAGTAGTCTTGTTTGGCGGTTCGTGTTATGCAGGTAACGCGGCGAACATCATAGCCGGACACGCAGGGGGTATCTGACTTTGGAACGAACAACTGGCAGGATTGGCCGTCAAAACTATGCGGAACTTGAACGCCTGATTGCGCAGGGGCAGACTGCCGATGCTCTGGCTGCGCGGTTCGGTGTGTTCCCTGAAACCATCCGCAAATTCGCGCGGCGACGGTCGCTAGAGATTGTGCGCCAAGATCAATCCATGGAAAATCACCCGTCGTGGCAGGGCGGGGTGACGCTAGATAGGTCTGGCTATCAACTCCAACGGGTTGATGCTGATGGCCCGTATGGATACCTAATTCGCGCGCTGCGGCATGGAGATAAGCGGGGATATGCTCCAACGCATCGAATAGTGATGCACGATAAACTAGGCCGCGACTTGATGCCGGGCGAGGTTGTCCATCACATAGATGGTGACGTGGCGAACAATCATCCCGACAATCTGGACGTGTTTGCATCGAACGCGGAACACCTCGCCGAAACACTGGCAGGGAAGGTGCCGAACTGGTCGGACGAGGGGAAGGCGAGGATGACTGGGCGACCGCCAAAGCATCCCCGGCCATAATATCCTTGGCCGCAATCCATCCGGCCCCATCCCAGAATCGATGATCTGGCGTCACGGACACCACGCGCCCGTCGTCAGTCTCAACCCGCAACAGTTCAACCGCGCCCTTGCGATACGGCGCGCCTGCCCATTGCGATCCGTGCGACGTTCTGACCTTGACGGGCTTCCCGATAGCGGCGAGTTCTGCAATCGTGAAGCGCTGGCCGTCTAACACTGTATCGCCGGACACGCAGCGTGAACCCCCGTAGACCAGCACATAACGAGCCGCAGTCGCAAAGATGCGGCGAACCTCTTGCTGCTTAGGCGTCAGGCTGAATGTCACAGGTCTGCGTCGTCACCTGAGATGGTGACGTTGAATGCGGCTTTCATGTCCACGTCCAAATGGTTGCCATATTTTTTGGGGCGCATCTGGCCAGCGGTCCACTTGAGTGCGTCAATCGCAACCCGCGCGGCAGACGGGTCAATCAATCCTGCCCGCACCTGTTCACCAATGTCACGCACGTTGTCAAAGTCGTTGTCTGCGCTGTCCTCGCGCGCGTGCGCGTAACTCTTTGCAAATTCATCATTCAAACGCAACCATTTCATCACGGTCGAGTAAGATGGCATCTTTGGCGACTTGAGGATTTTGACCAGCGACTTACCTTCTGCAAGCTGCTCACAGATCGCATCGCCCACTTTGTCAGTGTATAGGATTGCCTTTGGCATTTTTCACGATTCCGTTGTGCTACCTGCTGCTTGTGCGGTAAATTGGCTTTACCATACACAGGATTGCCCGATGCGTCTAGCTATACTCGCAGCCACTATCTTTGCCACACAAGCGCAGGGCCAGACTGGGCTGCAAATCCTTGGCGGTCAGACGTGCGACATCGCGGTTGCATATGCCTATGGCGAAAACCCGTTGAACCTGCCAGCGGACGAGGCGGAAATTGTTGCCCGCGAGGTTGTGGCGTATTTCGTTGGCGTGGCGGATGCCAGCGCTCGTGATGACGTGTCAGGAACGCTGGACATTGAGTTGTGGCGCATGATTTGCGAGGGGTCACAGATTAGCGCGCGCAGCGTTGTCCGTCCCTAAAACTTCCGCCCGCCAACGTGACAAGCGCGTGCCACCGTGTAGGATTGCGGCGGATAGCTGGTGGCGGGTGGTCATGGCTGGGCCTGCGCAATCAGGGCCGACAGGATTGCGATCAACCAAGCGCGGGACGCGGTATCGGCCTCACCTGTGTGATATGTTCCCCATCCTACTTTCGCCGCAAACGGGTAAGGCGATGACCCGGGGATCATGCCGGGATACTTTGCTGTTCGGTAAATTTCCCAGCCTCTATCGGGCAACGCCGCGTCATGCAGTTGTTTAGCTCCATCCAGTGACCCAATGTAGGCCAGCCATGCGTTGCTATGCTCTGACTGCGTTGCGTTGGGCCATGCCTCGGCGAAATCCGTCTCAATCGCTGTCCCGGTGCGCACTTTGTCCATCATCACGGCCAGCGCGTCCTTGCGTGTGTCAGTCATCCCCTGCCCTCCTCTGTTGCGTTGATTGCCTCGCGCAGCGCCGTTGCGGCCTGCGTGTATCCCGGCAGTTCGTGCAGATCATCAAACAGCGCCAGCTTGGCCGGGGCATCCGATGCCGGGAACGTGTCAACCCACGTCCCCTCTACGGTGATCTGTCCGTCTGTGGTTGTGGCTGTGAAGGCGGTCATAGGCCAAGCCCAGACATGACGAACGCGGCGTTCAGGCCGACAAGCGCAAACGCCACGACAAACTTGGCAGGCTGATTGACCGTCACCTTTAGCGAATACGGCAACGGGACACTGCCGATCTCCAAGATGCCAATCTGAACGCCGATCACTGCACCATCTAGGTATTGCCAAACACGTTTCATGCGCGGGCCTCGTGTGCTGGCGTGGCAAGGCGTATCTTGGCCTTGGGTGCCGTCACCATCGCAACCGCCTCCTTGAGCGTGTAGCGGGATTTGCGAAGCGTGTTCACGTCCGCGATCTGCGCGGCGGTCAGCCCTGCCATTGGGTCAACTGGCGCAGGTGTTGCCCGCTCCACCTTGTTCGGACGCGGCGGGACGCCTGCCCTCTTAGCCGCGCTTGTCAGTGCAGTCTTGCCAACGCCTAGAGCCGCAGCGATTTCCGTTTTCTTCATCGGGCCATCCCAAAGGGCCTGCACCTCTGGCGTCCACTCCACGCCTAGGCGATGCGGGCGCGGGCGATCAACGGCGGGGCGAAGGCCAAGGCGGTCTTGCCGATACCGCACGCCAGACACCGAAAGGCCAAGCGCCGCGCCGATCT